AAGATTACTCGATGGTGATTGGGAAGTTGCGGAAGGTGCAGCTTTTCCGGAATTTATGCGTTCTACTCATGTAGTAGAACCATTTGAAGTTCCTATAGGATGGCAACGAATGCGTTCTGGTGATTACGGATACGCCTCTCCATCTTGTATATTATGGGGTTGTATAGATTTTGATGGTAATATCTATATTTATCGTGAGTTGTACAATTCGGGATATACAGGTGATGTATTAGCTCGTCTTATACTAGAGATGGAAAGAAATGACCCTGAGATGTTTTTATCTGTACTCGATACAAGTTGTTGGAATAAAACAGGACTAGGCCCAAGCATAGCAGAAACTATGTTTAGGAATGGTGCTCGTTGGATTCCGGCTGACAGGGATAGGGTATCAGGAAAAGTGGAAGTTCATAGGCGATTAGCGATGAACCCATTAACAGCAGAACCAAGATTAAAAATATTTAGTACGTGTACAAATCTAATACGAACTTTAGCTAGTATACCGACTTCCAAAACTAATCCAGAGGATGTAGATACAAAAGCGGATGACCATGCTTATGACGCATTACGATACATGATTATGACACGACAATCTAACCAACCAACACTTAATACTGCACTTAATAAAATAAAAAATAAAGTACAGTATGAACCAAGTGATTCAGTTTTTGGGTATTAGGTAATATTCAAAGAAAATAAGTAAATACATAAAAAGGAGAAAACTATGCCACAGAATGATTATAACTATGGTAAAGCTTATATTTGGAAACAAGATAAGGAAAAATGGAATAGGGCTGATGCTCCACTAACTCGTGAAAAGAAAGATTTTGACGCTCATGGTGGAACAGGACAACCTAAACAATTTATTCAAGCTGTTCCAACTAAAAAAAGTGAAAAACTAAGTTCTAAAATTATGAATGCAGATAAAGAAAAACCGTTAAACGGTAATAGCAACGATTAATTATAAAGGAAAATATGGCGGATATTAAGCAAGGAACAGACCAAGCTTCAACTATGCCATCAGAAGAACTACCCGGAATTATTGGGTATGTAACAAATAAGTATACAGAATCAAAAACTTCTCGTCAAACACATGAAGCTAGATGGTTACGTGCTTATAAAAATTACAGAGGTGTCTATGATAGCACCACTCAATTTCGTGATAGTGAAAAAAGCAAAGTCTTTATTAAGATAACAAAAACAAAAACACTGGCTGCTTATGGTCAGATTGTTGATGTTTTATTTGCTAATAAAAAATTTCCGATAACAGTTGAACCTACACCTGTACCAGAAGGTATAGCAGAATACGCACACCAAGCAGTACCGGGTGAAGAACAACTACAATCTCCGTTTGGGTATAAAGGTGATGGTAAAGAATTACCTCCGGGTGCTACCGAAGCTATTGCTCCTATGGATAAATTAGGTGGATTAAAGAATAAATATACCGGTGCTACTATTTTAGAAGGAGCAGGAAGATTACCTAATCAACCACAAATATCTCCGGCTAAAGAAACTGCATTACGTATGGAAAAAGTTATTCACGACCAGTTATTAGATAATAACGCTGTTAATACTTTACGTCATTCTATATTTGAATCTGTTTTATTAGGTACAGGAATTGTTAAAGGCCCATTAAATTACAATAAAACTGTTCATAAATGGACAGAAGATAAAACTTATATTCCTTATGATAAACTAATTCCTAAAATTGAAGCAGTATCATGTTGGGATTTTTTTCCTGACCCTGCGGCTACAAGTCTAGGAGATTGTGATTATGTAATACAACGACATAAATTTACTCGCTCCCAGTTGCGTGACTTAAAAAATATGCCTTTTTTTGATGAAGAAGCAATTGAAAGTTGTTTGGCTATGGGTGGTAATTACAATACAGAATATTATGAAGATATTATTCAAACTTATGACAAGCAAAACTATGGGGAGGGAGTAACTTCTGATAGATTTGAAGTGTTAGAATACTGGGGTGTTTTAGATAAAAGTCTGTTGGAACAAGTTGGTGCTGATATACCTTCCGATATGGAAGAAATTTCAGAAATGCAAGTTAATGTTTGGGTTTCTAATACACAAATTTTACGAATAGCGATAAATCCATTTACACCACAACGCATACCTTATCAAGCTTTACCTTATGAAATAAATCCTTATCAATTATTTGGTGTAGGCGTTCCTGAAAATATGGAGGATGCACAATTACTTATGAATGGACACGTTCGTATGGCTATTGATAACTTGGCACTGGCGGGTAATTTAGTTTTTGACGTGGATGAAGCATCACTGGTACCGGGACAGAATATGGATATATTTCCCGGAAAGATTTTTAGAAGACAATCAGGTGTAACAGGAACAGCTATCAATGGATTAAAGTTTCCTAATACGGCACCAGAAAATTTACAGATGTACTTACAAGCTAGACAACTAGCTGATGAAGAAACAGGAATACCTTCTGTTATGCATGGTCAAACAGGCGTATCAGGAACAGGAAGAACAGCATCAGGATTATCTATGTTACTGAGTGGAGCAAATCTCTCCATAAAGACAGTGATGAAAAATATAGACGATTATCTATTAAAACCATTAGGTGAATCTATGTTTCAATGGAATATGCAATTTAATACAGATAATCCAGAAATAATAGGAGATTTAGAAATTAAACCTAGAGGAGTGGCTAGTGTAATGCAGAAAGAAGTTAGGTCACAAAGACTAACAGCATTACTACAAACCGTTGCTAACCCTATGTTAGCACCATTCATTAAGATACCTAATCTAATTAGAGAATTAGCTATAGCACAGGATATAGACCCTGAATCACTAGTGAATGACATGAACGATGCAGCAATATTTGCTGAAATGTTGAAAGGATTAAATGCAGCACAGCAGCAAGAAGGTACTGGAGAAACTCAAGCCCCTAGTCAACAGCAACCAATGGGAGGTTCTCAAGGAGTACCTACAAATGGAAGTGGGCAAGACCCATCGGGCGTTGGTAATGGCACAATCGGAACAGGAAATGTTCCGCAATCAGGGGAGAGCAATTTTACTGGGTCAGCTCCTTAAATTAAGAGATAATGTTAACGCAGTAGAAAAGGAAATAAAGGAATAAAATGTTACCAGAAAATCAAAATGATGTACCAAATATTAATCTAATAAATAGTGATATTGCGACATCTACTAAGTTATTAGACCCTATTTATGATATGAAGCCTAATATAGAAGGATTAGACTCTCCAACTGGTAAGGAAGAGGATACTACAACTAAAAAACGATTCCAAAGTACAGTTTCTTCTTCGGCTGTAGCTGATGTATCAGACGTTTATGCTGAACAGATGAGAGCTTTAACAAGTGACCCTGCGTATAGAATAACTCCTTTTCAAGATTCAACTGCAGTTGGAATTGTAGGTGCTGATAGTAGCTATTTTAGTACAGGAGCTAATCTAAAATCTCAACAAAGTTATGCTTCTCAATTTGATAATGTAAATGGGGATAATATAGATTCTTATTATACTACTAATAAAAAAATTGGTACTACTACAGGTAATGTATTTAAAGCCGTAGAAGGATTTGGTAAATCCATAGAAGGATTTCAAGAACAAGTAAAAGAAGCAGGAATGTCTCCACTATTTACTGCTGCAATGGGGGCAAGTATCCCGGCAACAGTTTTAGCAAGTGCTGCAAGTTGGATAGGATTAGGATTAAAACAAGAAAAAGACAAGAATAACTTTTTAAAGGAGTTTGGTGAAAAAGGTTTTAGTCAAGAATTATTAGGTAAAAGTTATCCTTATGCAGGAAAAGCAAATAAAACTGGACAACAATTTTTAGAACATATTCTATACAATAGTAATAATCCCGGATATGCATTAAAGTATAATGCTTATGGGGGTAAAAAAGGTTTTCAAGGTAATCATATAGATGCTTTAGCAAAATTTATGAATGATTCAATGGACAATAATATTATACCTGAAAGTAATATATTGAATATGTCTGCTAATAGGTATAATACTCAAGGTGGTAGTAATGCGTATATGACTACTACGGCTGCTCAAAAAGCTTTAGAAGGTAAAGGATGGCAAGTAAAAGGTCGTGTAGCAATATCCCCCGATGGTACACAGTACTTAGACGGTAAAGTTTGGGCCGGAAAAGATGTTAGTGGTATAATTAAAAAGAAATATGGTTTTGTAAATACATTAGAACCCGATGTTGTAAAAAAAGACACTTCAGTAATAAAATCTAAAACTGAACCTGTGATAACTCAACAATCAATACTTGAAGGTTTAAGAAAAGAAAAAATAGATAAGCAAAAAGCACAAGCATCTGAAAAGAAAGATTATGAAAAGCCATCTCCTCAAGGTGGTGGTGGACAAGATGCTAGTACATGGCAACCAACACCTAGTGTTACTCCACAGGCTACTCCAAGTTATGAATATGATGCTAGTGGTAGAAAAGGATATTCTTTTGGCTTACAAGCAGGTGGCCCAGTACCAATAGGTAATCCTATGGGACAACAACAGGAACAGCAACCTATTCAAGACGCAGGAAACTTAGAACTTGTTCAAGAGCAAGGAAAAGACCAGTCAGGCGTGGCCGATGATGTAAAACGACAATTAAATGAAGGTGACTTTGTAATTAACGCACCGGCTCGTGAAATGGCAGGACACGGTGATATAGAAAAAATGGTTATGAAAGCTATAACAGAATTACAACGTAAAGGTGTTAAACTTGATTTTGGACAAAAAGCGGAAGACCCTAATTCAATTGTTCAGGCTTTAGTTAGTAATAAGGAATTAATAATACCGAAAATTATAGCTGAGCAAATAGGATATGACCGTTTAGAGAAGATAAACAACCGTGGAAAACAGCGAGTTGATGAAATAGAAAAAGAAAAAGCACAACAAGAAAAGGGATTTGTACAACTAAATCCACAAGGACAGTCACCTCAACCCGTACAGATGGGAGGAGTAGTAACTCTGGAAGAAAATAAGAATCAACCTATAGCGGTACCAAGAGAAAGTTTTGCTACAATGAGTTCGGTAGGAAA